ATGGGGGAGCCAATCGGCGGAAAGCCGGAAAGCCGAGCAAGAGCTTTATCAGAAAGCCGACACGTTTCGGATGCGGTATGAACGTGCGCTGAAAGAGTATTACCGCGAACAGGAAATCAGAATATGGCCCGGAACGATCAAAGCTAAGGGTCAAGAGTGGCTACGCGAGCAAAAAAGTTTAGCTGCGACCGTGCGGGTAGTCGCTGACGCGAAGAAAAATAAACTAGCGGTCGAAGAGTTTGAGAAACTGCGCAAAGAGTCGCCGGGCGACATTCAGAAACTGCTGAATAAGATTTATTTAAGTCCCGAGGCGCGCAAAGAAGGCGAAAACGTTTTCGGTGTGTTTTCGTTCAAAGATGAAATGGCAAAGCGCGCCGAGCAGATTGGCGAAGAAAGCGCGTTTGACCTAGGGTCAAAAATTAACGATGCAGTTATCGGCGATCTTGGCGACCGATATGAGTGGTGTACGCAAGAAGATAGTCGGGTACGCAAAACGCACCGCAAGCTTAATAAAAAAACGTTTCTGTGGACGAACCCACCCACGACGATTGACGAGTACGGCAATAAGCACACCGGCCACACGGGTACAGATTACGGCTGTCGGTGCTATGCCAAGCCGTCGAAGGGAAAGCCGCTTTTAGATTTTGTGGTAGTTGCTTGACAGGACGACAGCCTTAGGATTATGGCGCGGCTATGAATGGTGTTGGTTTTTTGAAATCTTTTGACGCTTGTGTCGGGCACGCAAACGGGAAAATCGTATTTGACGAAAATTATAAAGGCTATAACATCAAAATAATCAAATACCCAAAAGAGGGAGCATTTTCTGAGTATTTCGATGTTCAGGTGTTTGATGGCGGACGACTTATTGGCGGAATCGCCAAGCCGGATTTTTCTACGGCTAAGGAATACGGAAAAAAACTTGCCGAAACCGATGCGATAAGGAAAAAATAAATTCACCGTTCGTAATACTAGTAAAATGGCCATCCGCACCGCAGTTAAACACGACAAACCGAAAACCGCCGACGCGCGTCATTTTGAACAGAACATTGAGACCGCAGATTTTGTAGTAGTTGCTTGACGGGACGAAGGCCTTAGGATTATGGCGCGGCTATGAATGGTGTTGGCTTTTTGAAATCCTTTGACGCTTGTGTCAGTCACTCTAAATCTGTTAGTTATGGCGGCGCGCGTATCGACGTATTCGGCCCAATCGATTTACGCGGTCGTGACATGGGCGGATATCGCGCACACATTCGTTTAGGGTCAGGTCAGTGGCGCGAACTTGACACTGTTTACCCGACTGAAGCAGCAGCAGAAAAAGCCGCAAAACAACTTGTCGATGTAAGCACATGACCCTCGCACTCCGCACCGCAGTTAAACACAACGCCCCGGGACCCAAAACCGCCGACGCGCGGCATTTTGAACAGAACATTGAGACCGCAGATTTTGCGGCACCTGTTCTTTTTGCCGGCGTCTATGAATACGACGCATCAGAGCTTGGCTTTGACGGCGGCGGGCGAATCCGCGTTTATTATCCGCCCGAAGAGCTTGCGAAAAAAGATTTTGTTCAGTCGGTTTTTTATTCTGCCCTTTCAGTAGGGACGCACGAGAAAAACACGCGCGAGGAAAATGCTAACCCGGATGGATGGATTCGCGAAGTCAAATACGATCCGAAATTAAAAGGCGTTTTTGCGACTGGCGTAATTTACGGAAAACAAAATGTCGGATATGTCGCCACGAATGAGAAAGCCGATAAATTTGGCACGTCTGCTTTTTTCCGGGCTACATATACACCGCAGCAAGGCACTACGCCGGCGGGCGACGCATACGATTTTATCGGCTCTGACCTTGTGTGCAATCACTTGGCGATCTTAGCCAACCCGCGCGACGACAAAAATGTGGTTGTCATAACGAAGATAAATAAGGCAGTGGCGCAGCACGCAAAGCGGGCGGTCAGCATTAATAAAATTCAACACGACACCGGGGGAATAATCACAATGGCAGACGAAAATAAAGGCGCGGACAAAGAAGCGATTCGGAACGCGCTTGATGAAATCAAAAAAGAGGACGAGGCTAAAAACGAAATGTCAGACCTTCGTAACTCTTTAAAAAACGCGCAAGACGAAATCGCAGGCCTAAAAAACCAGCTTTCTAAAATGAGCGAGCCCGAGAAGAAGGACGGAGACGCTGCAAATGCCGAGGACGACAAAAAAGACGGCGAAGCGGCAAACGCGGCGCACGGTCTGCCAGCTCAGGAAATCGTCAAAACGTTCGCCAAACATTACGGCCGCGATTTTGGTCGCGTAACCCCCACTTTCGCAACGCTTGCGGAAATTGCGGACATCAAAGCGGAAACCCTCGGCGAAAAAGCGCGCGCGGTTGTCGCTCACGCGAAAAAACTCGAATCGGCTACTGACGCCGAAGCTCAGCACAGCGAAAGCCAAGGCGTGACATTTGCCGGCTTTTCTGCGGCGATTTAAGGACGGTAAAACATGCTTTCACCTAATTTACAATACGGGGAAACAAACCCTACAAGCTCTACGCTGCAATCAAAAGCGTCACGCCTCGCAGGTCTCACGCTCGTCGTGCCGACCGCGGCGGCTGCACTTCTTACCGATGGAGAAGTGCCGGTCGGAACACTCGTTTCTATTCAGGAATACCCGGCGGGCGGCGTTAAAGCCGTCGTTGGCCCGATTGCCGACAGCGCCGACGAGTATAACACCGGAATCATTATCGGTTACGGCTTTATTGAAGAATCACTTCAAAGCCAAAATCGCGGCGGTATTGCCCCTGCGCCGAACGTTTTCAAGGCAGGCGATAAAGTTGCCGTCGTAATGAGCTCGAACGAAGTTTACGCGGTGCCTTACGACACAGACCATGCGCCGACGCACGGCATAAGCACGGCGTATTTCACGAAAGCGGGAAAGCTAACCTCTGTTTCAAGCGGCGGCAACGTTGCAGCCGAAGGCGCAGTATTTTCCGGCGTGGCCGGCTTGCAGCTTTCCAACCAGTTACGCAGCGGCTATCTGTTCTACCGCAAATCGACACCGCTCCAGCCATAAGGCGAGCCAAGGAGAAAACACGAAATGTTAGGCGAAAAACAATTAACCAGAAAAGACGCTGCCCGGCAGAACGTCGAAAACTTCATCGCGTTTCATAACGCAGTCGCGAAGCAAAAAGAAGAACGCGGCGAAGCGCGTCACGCAAGGCTGAGCCTTGAAAATGCGGCGGCGGAATACATGGGCGCGGTTTCCGCGCTCATCGCATTTGCAAACCCCGCAAGCCAGAACCACAATAGAAGTGTGGCTGCGATTAAGCACGGCGCGGGCGGCGACGCGTCGCTGATTTCCCGTCTAGAACAGATCGGACGTGCTTACGGCCGTCAGATCATTTCAGCGGCCGAAGCGATTCAGAAAGTCGGTCTTGGCGAAGGTGCCGCGGTGCGTGAAGCTCTGCACAGCATCGCCGGGAACAGCGTTTACGATAACTTCGTCAACGTCGGCGTTTTGATGCGTCAGCAGTACCAAAAGTCAACGCTTACCGATCTGCTCATCGGTGCGGGCGACTCTTACGCACTGCCACTTGAAAACGGCACGACCGGAACGAACGTTTCGCGTTTTCGTTTCCCTATCGAGCAGGTTTCAGGCTCGCCGAAAATCCTTAACGGCGACGTGGCCGCACAGGGTCACTTGAAGTTTGATGCAAATCAAGGGCAAGTGAGTTTCCTCAGCCAGTTTAAAGACGCTGTGACGCTTTTCCAGCCGTTCACGATCACGCAAGGTCGTAAAGATCAATTCGCAGGTTACGAAAAAGCAGCCTCGCCTTCACTTGCCGGCATTGTGCTTCTTAATCTGTACTACGAAGCGCAGCAAACGCAAATTATGCGTATGCTGGAGCTTTTGCTTTTCGACGGGTACGGCCCGAACGCAAGTTACCGCAACGACGGCGGCGACTACGGCATTACGTCGACCGGCATTCAGTTACAGTTGAGCGACGCTGGCGACGCGACTCCCGCACTTGCAACTGCGGCGCAATGGGCAGCGAATCCGACTAAGTTGGTTCAGGTTATCACGAACCGCGAATACAAACCTGCCACAGTGGCCGCACCTTTCCCTGCGAACGCTGACCCTGCATCTGTGTACAAGGATATTCTGCGCCTTTTCAACCTGTATGAACAGCAGTTCGTAGATTTTCAGCCGGAAAAACTTGTTCTGCTTATGCCAACCACAACCTACCCGGCGCAAGCGTCGTATCCAAGCGGCGGCACGTTCAACAAAAATCTCCGCGAACTGATTATGACCGCGAACAGCGGTTTGCTCAAGAACATCACGATTGAGGAAAGCCCGCTTATGAATTACCGCGCAACGAATCAGTACGGCGAAGCCGGCAACGGTTGCAACATGTTCATGCTGCTTGCGGTCGGTGCGCCGCCTGATAAAAAGCCGGTCATTCTCCCCGGTCAAACGGTTCTGCCGCAGGTCGTCGCGTCAAACGTGAACGCTCTCAGTATGGAGTATTACGCACAGTTTGTAACTGGCGGCGTCGCGTTCCGTAACTACGGCGGTGCGTTTATTCTCAAGTACTCTGTCGCTGCCTAGCGGAGCATG